CACTTAGAAGAATTAGGAACGAGGCAGTAAATATTGTTAAGATGGTATTCCAGTCCGACATATTCCAGAACAATGTATTCCAGATAAAAATTGATGAGGTATTACCATTATTAACTATGAATAGAGTTGTTTCTAAATCCGTATCTATTACTTCATCTACACTAAAGTATATTGGACTTGGAAGAATTATTAATGATTCCATTAGCATGGTAGAATCCAAGGCAAGATTGGGAACATTTAGAAAAGTATTGGTAGAATCTATCTCAGTACAGTCATTCAGAAGCAAGTTAGAACAACTGTTGAAGATAGTATCAAGTATTGTCAATATTGCCAAGGCTGAGAACTATGTAAGAGGAAGACAAAAGGTTGTAAATAATATAGTAACAATCAACAGGTATGGAGTATTCCAAAACATATTCCAATCTAATGTATTTCAAACCATTCAGAATGAGATAGTAGTGTTGATAAGATTGGGTAGGATTATTAATAATACAATTAACGTGCCAAGTACAATTAGACGATTGGGCGTATTCAGACGAATTAAGAATGAGGTGGTATCAATTATGCACTCTCATAGAACATTAATGACAATATTAAAAGTGGTAACTTACTATGAACAATTAGTGGGTGTAAAGATAAGATCACTCGTAATGAAGCGTGTGTATGGTGAAAACATATCCATACAATCATTCAGAAGTAAACTTGAAATACTTAGAAGAGTGATTAATGACAGTATCAGTGTTGCAGAGAATAAGATCAAATACTCTGTATTGGTGAGACCGTTAATTGAAAATATCAACTTATCTCAAACACAGAGAAACCTGCTTGGATTTAAAAAGATAGTTAATGAATCACTATCCATTGTAGATTCTTATATAAAATATGAGGTATTGCAGAGACTGGTAAATGAAACAATTAGTATTGATGAATCATTTAGAAAGTCATGGATTAGGATATTCAGTGATATTCTTAACATTATAGATAGTAGAGTGAGATATGGTATATTTAGGCGTATTATTAACAATGATGTATCCATACAGTCATTTAGAAGTAAACTGGAGATAATCAGACGTGTAATTAATGAGTCTATTAGTATGACAGAATCCAAATTCAGATCACTCATTATGTCTAGAATACAAACTAATTCAATCAATATGGTAGATAGTAGAATTAAATATCAAATATTGAACCGTATAATAAGCAAATTCATACAAATAGAATCTACACATATAAGACGAAATACATTGAAAAGAATTATTACAGAAGTGGAAAATATAGGATTAAGAATATTCCAATCCGATGTATTCCAGAATAACGTGTTTGCAGTATCAGAAGTAATACGATTCCTAATATTGAGAAGGATGATATTTAACAACGTTAGTATGGGTGAGAGTTTGAGAAAATCATGGGCTAGGGTATTCAGTGATACAATTAATATTGTGGATGGTAGGGTAAGATTAGGCGTACTTAAACGTATTATTGGTGAGGATGTATCAATACAATCCTTTAGAAACAAGTTACAGATACTACGTAGGATAGTTAATGAAGGAATAAATATTGCTGAATCATTCAGAAAGTCATGGATTAGGGTATTTGGGGAAGGTATCAATATTGTAGATGATAGAGTTCCACGTCTATCTCTAAAACGTGTAATAAACAAATCTGTTGATATATTTGATTCAAGAGTGAAATTGGGATACTTTAGAAGAATCATCACCAATTATGTCAATATGGACAGTACAATATACAGACTTGGTGTATTGAGAAGGGTGTTTGGTGAGAGTATATCTATAGAATCCAACTATAGAAAATACCAATCATTGATGAGGGTATTAGTTAAATTTGTAGAATTGGTTGATTCACGTATCCCACGCCTATCCATTACTAGGACTATTAGCCGTATAGTAAACATATCCCACTCACATACCGTAAGACTATCATTAACTAGAGTATTACAGGAGAGTGTATCTATACAGTCATTCAGAAGTAAGCTGGAAGTAATAAGGCGTATAATCAGTGAGGGTATGAACGTTACTGAATCATTCAGAAAGTCATGGACTAGAATATTTACAGAGTTTGTACAGATTAACCTAGCTGGTATATTCCAAAGTATATTCCAATCCGATGTATTCCAAAAAATCTATAGAGAGACATTTGTATATCTTACAATGAAACGTGTCAGGAATGAATCAGTTGAAATTACTGATAGTGTTAGAAAACTATCGTCATTAACAAGAGTCATAAATAAAGCTGTAAGTGTTACAGATTCATTTGTGAGAAGAATCACACTTAGACGAATCATTAATAACACTATAAACTTGTCAGAATCATTTAGTAAGTCACAGACAATCATGAGGAGATTAATTGAGTATATGATAGTGCCATCAACACCAATAAAATCACTAACATTAAGGCGTGTATACTCCGAGTCCATTAGTATTGTACATGGTATTAAACGAACATTAACCATACATAGATTAATCAATGAGTCGGTATCGATACAATCATTCAGGGGTAGATTAGAATACCTATTAAAAATCATCAATGAGGGACTAACATTGGTAGATTCACGAATATCAAAGAAGACCTTATTGAGAAGTTTGAATGAGTTCGTACAAATAGTAGATTTACAAATTAAGAGATTATCTCTAAAACGTGTAATTAATGAAGTCAGTAACATAACCTCAAATGTAATCAGAAAGTTGGTATTATTGAGAGTGATTAACAATGTAGTATCAATACAATCGTTTAGGGGTAGATTAGAATACTTACTAAAAATTATTAATGAATCAATGGAAGTAGTTGAAACCAGTATCAAATATGGTATATTTAAACGAACCATTGTGGAAGTACAGAATATAGTTCATTCATTTATATACTACTTTGTAATAGTAAAAACAGTAATTAATGGTATATCTATAAATGATAATATTGTTAGACGAATGACATTATTAAGAAGAATTAATGAGTCATTATCAATACTATCATTGTTTAGAAAACACGAATCAATACTAAGACGTGTTAGTAATTCGGTAGAGATAGGTGAATCACTTAGAAAATCATGGATTAAGGTGTTCAATGAATCTATAAATACAGTATTAATTATTAAATCATTTAAAATAATCTATATAATCATTGGTGAGTCAATATCTATTCAATCATTCAGAAATAGACGTGAAATCATATTGAGAGTGATTAATGAGGGAGTGAGTATCGTAGAATCCTTTACTAAAATACTACTATCGGTGGTAGATGCCTTTTCACCAAAGACCAAGTTTGGTAAAGTTACACGTTCTGTAAAAGTACATGGTACGTCAAAACGTGTTAAACTTTATAAAGACGACAGGAATATAAAAGGTGAAAGCGAATGAGCATGAATATGGTCGGCAGGTCAGTTGAGTTTAGGGTTAAAGTCGGTGCTAGATCTGTCATAGAGTTGACTATTACCAATGATGATGGTACAGCCAAAGACCTATCAAATACTACAAACTTTGCAACTGGTAGGTGGAAGGTCTGGAAGCCCGATGGAACTTTGATAATAGATGGTGATATATCATTCTACAGTAGGGTTAATGGAATTATAACTTATGCGTTGGGTGCAAGTGACACTACCTCAGATAAGGCTGGTGTTTGGGAGGGCGAGGTTGAAATCAAGGACACCGCAGGTAATATGACAGAACAGACGCAATCTTTTAATTTCACCATTGAAGAATCATATTAACATGGCGAATATAATATTTGTTGCATCTGGGGCATGTGCTAATTGTGGACATGGACAGGAAGCACACGAAGGAAATCAGGGTTGTACTGCACCATCAAATAATGATCCAACACAACCTTGTCAATGCACTAATATAGGAAGTTACTAAAGACTTATATGTGGGATTGTGTAATCCACACACTGTATGTTAAAATTAGAAGATATAAGTAATCACGTCTACTTTGAATTTAGACGTTCACAGGTAGAAGCTATGAAAACTGAGAGATTGGGGGTCATTCACGTCAGTGATATTATTAAACCATGTATGAGAAATGTAATTTACAAGAAAGTGTTACCTAATACAGGAATGTCAACGGAGGATTTTAAGTCCCTCTATATAGGGCAAGCAGTTCATTCCAACTCCATGTTAGCAACACCAGAACACCATGAAATGTTTCTAGCCTATAATTATGTAAAGGATAAACCGCTTACAAAAGAAGAGGCTCTAAACATTCCAATAGAAGATCCAGAGCACTTAGATATCATTTATGGCAGTATAGATGACTTACTTCAAATAGATGGTAAGTGGGTTATTTGTGATAAGAAAACTACTAGTTCTATTGATTATTTCCAACGTTCAACCGCAAAACCAAGTGAAAGTCACGTTGATCAAATTAATAGATATAGGGTATTGTTGAAGAAGTGTTATGGTATTGATGCCGAATTTGGTTGTGTAATATACATTAGTAATAGTATTGATAAGGAAAAACGTGATATGCCTACAGCACTATCATTCAAATTAAAACCTATTGAGGAAACTCTTACTGATATAGTTGAGAAGGCAAGAATCATTAAAAAGAGTATGACTGATTTTACATTACCAGAAAGAACCAAATGCTACTTATGTGATGGAATGTGTCCATATGCATCGATGTGTTTTGGTGATAACCGTAAGAGATGGCAAGAGTAGAATACATATCACCAGAGTGCTATACCCATGACCACATTAAATGTCCAACTGTTAGATTGTCTATAAGATGTACATGTATGTGTCATAGGATAATTGGTTCAGGTTGAGGATATTCTATAACGGGAATAATAAAGCACACCTAGAGGCACTTGAACAATGTCATGTAAAGAATGTTATGCTATCATTCAAGTATTCATATGCCAACATTGGTAAGTTCAAAAGCAAATTTGATAAAATATTCGTAGTAGCTGGGACTGGTACGGAACCAGAAAGATACTATGACCTATTAAAAAAACATAGGGAGTTATATGATTATGCCACCCAATTTGATGTATTCTATAACATGGAAGAAACTATTAAGTATTATAGGAAGGAAAGAGAACAGGGCATAGATTGGACTTTACCAGTATTACAGGAGAACTATTTAAACCATATTAGTAGATTACAACCCCAACCAAATTCATACATATGTCTTGGTGAAATTCATGGCAGGGAAGAAACAGAAGACCAAGTTAGAAAACTTCCATCAAATCTTAAGTTTCACGGATTGGCTAAGGGTAGGTATATAAGCAGAACTAGGTCGTTTGAATCACTTGATACTTCTGGTTGGATATCGGCAGCCATGTCAAAAAAATGTGAAGTATGGAATAACAACTCTACAAGTTTCATGTTCTTTGGTGATAAGGGTAGGGGTATGATACCAATGCTCAATCACGCATGTGAGGTTCATAAAGAATATTTGGAAATTATAGGTGTGAATAAAAATGACATATTGGCTGGTGATTATTATGCCCTATTAAAAGCTCCATTTGCACTACTATACATGCCAATGTGTAAACAATTAAATATAATGCAAGATAACTTTACTATATAAATATTTATTAAATAGAGTAATAATTGGTATATATGTCTAGTGATATATTTAAAATCAAGCCTCTAGATGAACATGCATCTAAAGTTGTAGTTGACGGTCATAAAACTGTATCACCATTTAATTCCAGCAAGCATTTAAAAACCGCAAACATACCAGCATTGTGTGACCAATGTGTCTATAGGTCGATAGAGAGTGGCGGGAATGGCAAGTGCCCAAAATACGAAACTGGTGCAATATGTGCGATTAGAAAGGACTTTATAGAACTAATAAATGAATTGGACACAAGGAATCCAGAACATGTTAAAACCATGCTGGATATGTTGGCAAAACTATCATTTGAGAATGTGCTTATGGCATTGACGGAATCCAAGTTTGATGGTAATATACCAGACAGGAATACCAAGTCCGAGGTAAACACCTTATTAAAAATTATACAGACTATAGGTGAAATCAGTAGTAAGATAGTGGTTAGTGAGGAACATATATTAAATAAACGTGGTGATATAGAAGCCATTTTTAGACAAATAAAAGCACAAAAAACTGGTGATTAACATGCCTACATTAACTAAGGAACAAATGGCAGAGAGGGTTAAATTCTTACAAGTCATTACCGATTGCGTTCACAAGCCAAGTGTGTTTAGTGATGTGTTTCTAAATCATAAATTATTTGATTATAATAAGAAATACGTTGACTGTGAGGATAGATTCATAGTATATCGTAGTGGTAGACAGGTTGGTAAAACAATATCAACTGCTGTAAAGATAATACACTATGCCTTATTTGCACCATTATTATCTGATATAATTGACAGGGAATGTGTCATAGTAATAGCAGCACCCACTCAAAATCAGGCTAGTATTATGTTCAATAAGATTAGGGATTTGGTTATGATTAATGAGTTTTTAAAATCATATGTTATTAGAAACACTCAAACAGAGTTATGGATTAATTTCTTAGATAATAGCGGGATTACTAAAATCTATACTAGGGCTACAGGTGACACTGGAACTTCTTTGAGGGGCTATTCACCTAGTGTTATAGTTGCAGATGAATGTTCTTTCATAAAGACCGATATACTCCGTGCATTTCTACCTTCGGGTATGGCTAAAAAGGCTAAGGTGTGGCTTACATCTACCCCATTCAGCAAGGCTGGTTATTTCTATGAGGCATGTATGAACTCAAAACCAAATAATCCAGAGGGCATGTGGACAGAGTTTCATGTAAAGTCCACTGATAACCCACTTGTAAAGGCAGACCCCACGTTTGTTGAAGAGATTAAGAGGCTTACCAAGGAAGAATATGTACAGGAGATAGAAGGTGAATTCCTAGATATTGGTGATGCACTAATACCTCATTCACTAATCAGTGAGGCGGTTGGGGATTACACGCCTCATGGTAAGATTCGTTATTATATGGGTGTAGATGTTGCTAGAACTGGTAGGGATGAAACAGTGTATACCATAGTTGGAATAGATGATTCAGATGTAGTATTTGTAGAGGAAGTACAGAGTGAATTACAATCCAATGTTGTTCAGATAGCTGGAAGAATGGGTGAGTTTGCACGAAAGTATAACTTGGAAACCATATTTGTAGACGAGACGGGATTAGGCGGGGGATTGGTGGATCTGAGTAGGGAACAAAAATTACCAGTTAGGGGTGTGTTCTTTTCATTACAAGAGAAAGCAGATATGTATAAAAATTTGAGATTGTTATTTGAGAACCATAAGATTAAACTTAAGCAGATTAACAAATTAGTATATCAGATATCATATCTTAGAAGGGAATATACTGAAACTGGTATAATGAAAATCAAATCAGATGAACATGATGACTTTCCAGATAGCCTTGTACTTGCCTGTAAATCTATTAGTGGTGGAGATAGTTGGCATGTTCTACCTATAGGTGCTGGTATCAAGAAGGCATTATTTGGTTAAATTTAAATACTTTGCTTATATTTTATAAATGTTGGACTTACCATTAGACAAGAGTTGGATTAATTGGTATAAAAATGCAAAGATATGCCCACGTTGTAAACAACGAGTTACTGTAATACCATGCCCAGAATGTGGATTTGAATATTCTCACAAGGCATCTCAGACAAAACCTCAGAATTTAGAAGTTCAAACCGAGGGTGAGTTGGAAGAAGTTACAAAGATTTTACCAGCTATATTACCTGCTCTAAGTGGTATTGTTAGTAGTATTGCTGATAGTGGTTCTGGTAATGATGATGAAGAGGAGGATGATTTAGCTAAGGCAATAAATAGACTTGATGATATTTTAAAAAGAGAGGGTGGTGAAAGTATCGGTAAACCAAATACAGGTGGTGGAAGTAAAAGTGTTCAATCTAATGGTAGAGAGAGGGGACTTAGTAGTAATAGGATGCCACTTACAATACCAAAGGTTACTAGACAAGGTAAAAAATTCACTTTTAACCCAGCAGGTCATGGTCAAAGTGGAGATGTTTTAAGGGGTACTGAAACAAACGTTCGTGGTACGTTACCAGCTACTTCTCGTGGTACTACTTCAGCGAAAGAACAAAAAAATGAGTGGGGTTCTGGTTCTAAACATATACCTAAATACTCACCAACCACTAATATACAGAATAAAAAAACACCAAGGGCAGCTACAGGTGCAATGGGAACTGAGAATAGAAACATACCAACTTCTAAACCCACCACATCTGAGAAACCACGATCAATACTTCAAAGAATACGGGATAGGTTGAAAAAGTTTTCACGTGCACCAGTAGATTTGGGTGATATTACCACAGAACAGGAAGAACAAGCTAATGCTGAGTTTGCAAAAGATCCATTTCATAAAGGCGGTAAAAGTCCAATACAACACACTCCCACTGGCAAGGTTCGTCAGCCAAGAAAACCACCAAAGTATACTTCCTCAAACCCACATCCTCAGAAAAGAATAGGTTCTAGATCTGGTAAGAACCCCAATATATTTAGAAGAAAGGATGGTAGTGGATATGGAAACCTATTTGTAACTAACGTAATATCTGATGGAATAGTGGATGATGATACGTTTGTCGGCAAACCAGTAGAAGACCCAACTAAACACGAAACTTATATATACGATAAGCGTAGGAAAAAACAAGATGAATAAGATAACAAAAACCAACATTGGTGACGAAATTCATTTCTATACAAACGGTGTTGAGGGTAGGGGTATAGTTGCAAAGATGAGTAGTACATATATTACAGTGTTTAAGGAGGATGGTAAATTTTATGATATTCCAATCAATGACACATTCTATGTTAGTGATATTCTAATTAACAAGACTTGGAATAATATGAGTATGGAGGAGAGATCTGAGATATTACAAAGAGTTCATTCATATTCTCCACGATTACTGATAAAGTCTTGGGAAGAACTACCGTTTGAACTTAGAGATGTATTAAAACTAGATGGTAAGAAACCTAAAAAGATATTAACTTCTGATGAAAAAAATACTGAAGAAATGAAAGAGTATCAGAGAACAAATATGAACACCCCAGCAAATCAAATAGAATCACAACGTGCTAGGATGCAAACATATCATGACACTAAAGATGAAAAACACTTGAATAAAGTTCCAGAGGGTGTACAAAGTTCTGACCCACAATATAATACAAAAATACCAAGTGGTAAAGCACCGAAAATAAATTAGATTATCTTGAATCGTTCAAAAACAAAGGGTGAGGGTGGAAATGGTGGAATGACCACAATTTCATCCAATTTTAATGCGTTGTATGGTAATGTTGATCGTAAAAAACTTGGTAAAAAAATAAACAGGTTAAAGAAATCAATTGATAATCTTAACATATTATTGAAAGAGGGATTCACATATGAGGATGGAATCACTAGGGATTCGGAACACACTTCTACTGAAGATAGAAAAGACGTAATTCAGAAGAACCCAAAGGTTTAAATATTTAAAATATAGAAAAGTTTATATGCGTAATGATGAGCAAAAGAGATGCATAGAGTGCGATGCATATCTTCCTTGGCGTTATAAAGGAAGACAGAAAATCTACTGTTCTGACTTTTGTAGGAAAAGTTATAACCTAAAGAAAAAACAACAGGTTAATTGAAAATATACATAGATGGTGGAACTAGAAACTCTAACATATGTCTAGTTGATGGTACTCATACAATTGTAAAATATAGGGGTGGCTCACCAACAAATAATGAGTTAGAATACTTGGCATTAATGTATGCATTGGGTTATATTCGTGACAAGTATAGATGTATGGAAGTTCAAATATGTTCTGATTCAATGCTGGTAGTAAATCAAATGAGTGGTAGGTGGAGAGTTACTACAGAGTCGTTAGTTCCATTGTATGAGAAATGCAAATCAATGATGACTAGTAAGATAAAAATAAGTTGGATTCCACGCAAGTTTAACCTTGCTGGGCATGTGTTGGAGAAGTAAACTTTTTTTTAGGATATGTATTTTTTGGTTTCTCTTCTGGATTAATATGATTGTTTGTGATGTATAGGTCTAACATCTTTCTAAATAGAGATGAATCACTTTCAAACATATCTCCATTCTTTGTCTTTTTGACAAACTTTGCATACTTTCTAAATTCATCCTTGTCTTTCCAAAGGACAGAAATAGTTGTATAGACAGTTCCTACTTTTCTATTAACCATGCAATAAATAATTATATGTATCATATAAATGTTTATTCTGAGATAGATTTAAATAGGGAATTAATATGTAATTATGTATGGGTTCAAAAATATCTGCCAAGTTTGTAGGTGGATGTAAAACATGTGGTAATGAATGGCGTGTGGGAGAACAGCTATTCTATCAAAAGAATCCCAAAGCCATATGTTCTGATGAACAGTGCTTTAAATCTCAGGGCGGGGCAGTTAAGGAATTTGTAGTTCATAAGGATGATGTTATAGTAACCAAACTACCTGATGTGGAAGTCAGTGACTCTGTTAAACAAGTAGCCGAAATACTACAACAATTCATAGTGGTGGCACACCATCTAACCAAGTCAATGTATCCTGACTTAGATATAAATACTCATACATTCGGACAGATACGTTCCAAGATGATAGATCAATTATTATACTGTACCGATATTCAAAAGCAGTAAACTAGAATCTGTTAAAGAATCTACGAAATACAAATGACCTTAGCATTGATATTACCGTAAATACTATACTAATTATTATTGAGGTTTGAATTAGTGAGTGTTCCAATCCATCTATCATATGTGGTAGTAATACAATGTTAAGTACGAATGATATAATTGCACCACTACCAACATTTATAATGGTTTCATACATTGAATGTGTTATTTTCTGTGACATGTTTTGCAATATACATATGATGTGTGTTCATTATTAAGGTTACTCTCAATACCGCATATAATACAATGTAAGTTTTTCATTCATATCATCCTATTAAATGATAAAAAGAGTTTAGATGATATCGAACTCATCATCCCAACCAGCACCACGCCATTGGGAATCGTAAGCTCGTATCTTTAACTTGGCTTTACCTCTAATGGAATGGTCTTTTCTCTTTAGAAGGATTTCCTTATCATTGTCTCCCGCTTCTGTTTGGAAGGCAATTACTGGAAATCCATTCTGATAGACTGCGCCACTGAAAAAGTGAGCACCATCTACTCTAATAGTTAGAATAGAGCCTTCCTTAGCTGCATTTCCTTCTTTTCCTTTTATGAAATTTGCTGAGTATTTCATAGATAATTATAAATACCCATATTATATAAATGTTGCTATGTATATATTATTGATAGCTCTTATAGGTGCAATCATTGGACTATCATTACACATACTACACACTGATTCAGATACTGAATATGTTCCACCACCAATAAATAACAAATCAATGACTGAAAATGGTAGTGGTAACTGGGATTGGACTAATGATTATTGTCTAATAAAATATTATAGTAAAAAAACAAACACCATTATTTATATTCCATTCTGTAAATTTTAGTAACGTTTATATTATTACTCTTGTATAATATTCACAATGCGTGTAAGTGATGTATTAGACATTGAAACCTCACATGGTAATTCTACTCCACTAAAGGTTGGGGAAAAAATAACCATTCAAGGATTTAAAGTAAAGCATGTTGATGGTGTAGGTTCAGATGTCGCAGAAATAAAAACTACCAATGGCATGAGACACTCTTTTGGTAAAACCATAGTTGGTCAGGCAAAGAGTGAATATTGGCAGGAAGTAGTTAAAAAGTGTTTAGAAAAGGATGCGAGTGACGGACTAGATTGTTGGGTTGTTGAGAAAGAAGCCGAAGGCACTCATAGATCAATGTTAAGTTTGTCAATGTTTCCACCTAAACAATAATCTTTTTTTTACTATGGAAACCTTTCATCGTGATTTAAAAAAGGGAAACTTAATAGAAGAAAAAACAAAAATAAATAGACAAAAATGGTTAGAAGAATTATCATCTGAACAGAAAAAGCGCATGAATAATATTAATAAAAGTTCTAGATCAAAACATAGATTCGAATATAAGAAAGCTGTTATATTTCATTATTTAGGTGGTATTAATTTATGTATTTGTAATAATTGTAATTTATCATATGGTTTTTTTGGGTGTTGTTCTCATGAAGTGTCTTAGATGTGGATTTATTATGAATGATATAACTATATGTCATAAATTATGTCCTAACTGTGGATCTGTAGTAGACTGTTCTGACGGTGTATTTGATTAAAAAAAAATAGTTTAAAATAAATTACTTTAGGTAACTGTCTTTTAAACCTTTATAATACTCGATTGATTTTTTAGAGATAGCAATACTGTTACTTATTGTTTCTCTAAACTGTGCGAACATGACATCACTATACAATTTCAGCTCTGTTTCATATGTGTCAATTTGTTTTGTCAAGAAACTTAGAATGTTGTCTATAGCAGATGATGTGTCTTTTGTTAGGGTATCATTGTGATACATAAGTTATATGATAACTTTCAAATATATTAAAGTTTCTAAATATTTTAATGATTTTGATTAATAACACTTATATTAAACTTTAGTATGGGAATTCATATGATAGATTGGGAACAAAAGGCTACGGTGGGTAAAAAATGTAATAGGTGTGGTAGGACTGGGCTTAACTGGGATAATAGATTCCACGATAAGACTGGAAAGTGGAAGTTGGAAGATCATAGAGTGTCTAATGGTGATTGGTGTAATAAAGCACCAGAAGTAATGATGATGAGAACTAGGGAGGAGTGTAGATTATGTTCATTGTGTGCCGATAGTTCATTCGGATTAATTAAATCGACCAACCCAATAGACATGGATAAACATATGAACTTACTTCACCCGAATGGTGAAATAATGACCGAGTTAGATTATAAGATGAGTTGTTATATGCCACTGGTATATTTAAATTACTGGACAAATGACCCACACTTTTCCAAGTATCAACATCTACTAAAGTAAAAGTTAATATAACTCTCATAATAATATCTCATCGTGTTCTGTGTTAAAAAAACAATAGAAATGCCAAGTGAAAAAGCACTGATGCATATGCGACCTCTTGGTGATATACATCTTGGTAATCTTGGTTGTGATGTTGACAAGTACCTTAAAAATGTTAAATATATAGCAGATAATGAGAATTATTTTACTATAGGCATGGGTGATTACATTGATAATGTGATGGCTTATGCGAATGGTACAATAGACAGGCGTTGGAATCCAGAAACAGTTGATAGAAGAATGTTAACTACGGAAGAACAAACAGAAATGTTTTTAGAGTCATGGAAACCAATAGCCCATAAAACTATTGGACTCCACGCTGGTAACCACGAGTGGAAAACAATCAATCAAAAGAGATTCATAACTGATTTTTGTAAACCATTAAACTTACCATATATGGGAAGACTTGCCTATACTTATCTCACATTTAAATATAAACGTAAAAAAATTAGAAGTTTCTTAATATTATCAATGCATGGTGGTTATTCTGGAATGGCTGCTGGTGGTGCAGTTAATAGAATGAAGGCTATCACTGGTGACTTTGACTGTGATGTAGTGTTGATGGGTCATAACCATGATACTTGGGTTAGACCAATAGTGAGAACTGGTTATAATGTAGGAAAAAATATACCTAGTGAAAAGAAAGTCTTAATGGGTAACACAGGTACATTCCTTAGAGGATATGAGAAAAATGTAGATTCTTACGTTGAAATTAATCCAAAGGAAGCTAAACGTGTGGGAACTATAACGATTACATTCGATCCAGCGGGGAATGATATATTCGGACATGACTAGATATAGTGGAAAATTATTAAGTGTCAGTAAAATTAATCTGGAAGAAATAAAAGTATTAATGCAACCAAAGGATACACTTAGATATAGAGTATATAAATATGTTAAACAGAGTAAGAAACCACTTACTCTAAATGAGATACATAAAGCAATAAGTCCAGACTCAGTAAGGCGAGTCTTTGAAAGAATCTTAAGTGATTTATCCAATGCAAAATATATAACAAGATATAAATGTCAGTGTGGCTGTTCATATATTTACCATCCATAGTTTTTATATTTCTCATATATCAGTATAATTTAAATATGGGGTAGTATTTTAGAATGTTCCATGTTTGTAAATATTTTCTGGAAAACAAATGATGAAGTAAAAAAGGCAGTAATACCAGCAGATAAAACAGACTTAATTCTAAAAGAGTTTGAAAAGCGTGGTGTAGAGGCTTGGTTTGAATTTGAAAAGCCAACATCTTTAATACAATGAATTAAGTTTTTCCCCATACTTTTTTCTCAAAAAAATAGCAACGTTTTAATTATAGTTAATACAACTACTATCTATGAAATTTAATGTTGGAATTAAGACATTCTCAATCTCTGAAAATACAAGAGTTGTCTTTGAAAGATTGGATAAAGTTAGACCTTTGCAGATGTCATTCAGTTCATTCCTAGCATATGTTGGTGAGGATTATCTAAATCGCCACCATATATTAAATATTACCGAGTCAGGCACACTACCGCCCATAATGGATGACATTTTTAAATGGAAAGAGAAAATATCTACAATGCCAAATGAAGAAACCACTCAATTACAGGCACGTTTATCACAGTTACAGAATATATTAAACTATAGGATGAGAAATCTTCTATGTTAAGAACCCACTCTGCAATCGTCGATATGTTTGTAAATTCAAATGGAACTGGTATTTTTCAACAGAAAAAGTATGTTGATATAATAGACAGATTACATCCAAACAGCGTATTCACTGTAAGTTGTCTGGATGACAAGATATACGAGATAGTATATGACATGATACCATCACTTGTAACAAGTGTAATGAAGGAGGCGGTTATCAGGGTATTGGCTGATAGATTTGGAAGTCAGATGGATGTGAATTCCGTCTACAAGAATCTTACTATTAGAGTTGTTACTGATACATTGGTAAGTATGCATGATTTAAATGCAAGAGATCATGAGAATACGTTAGTTATGTTCGATTGTGAAGTTATTGCTATAGAAAGGGAAAAAACATATGTAAAAAAGGCAGATGCATATTGCCCACTGTGTGGGTTTGATTATAGTATTACAGTCAATGATGATAGAAAGATAGAGGTTGTAACGTGCTCAAAAACCACATGTCATAGGGCTAAACTAGTATTGAAGAAACAATCACTGCTAACTGATAACATTCAAACTATCTACTTTCAAGAGCCAATGCAATTATCTAGAAATAATTCGCCCGTAATACTTAAGGGATTATTAATAGGTAATCTGTGTGGGAAATTATACATAGGGCAGAAAAAACGCATAGTCGGCATATTCAAATCCGATATTGATTTGAAAACAAATGTTAATGATATAATAATTGAAGTCATATCTGAACAGGATAGAGAGGAAAAACAAGTAGTTACATTAACTGATGAGCAGATTAAGAATTATGCTTTGGAAGCTAAGGATGAGGTAAAATTCGTTGAAAAATTGACTAACAGTTTCGCACCATTCATTATAGGATATCATGATATCAAGTTATCACTACTACTTATGCTAGTTGGTGGTAACTCTACAATAAAACGTGAGGATATTAACGTATTATTGGTAGGTGACCCAAGTATGGCAAAGTCAGAACTCTTAAAATTCGCACACAGTATAACTCCCAAGTCAATGTACACCAGTGGAAAAGGTTCATCGGCAGCTGGTCTAACGATAGGTCTTGTAAAGATGGAGAATGGTAACTTTGTGGCTCAGGCTGGCGTTCTTCCACTCTGTAATGGAAGTTTTGCCTTTATAGATGAGTTCGATAAAATGTCAACCGAGGATAGGAGTTCTTTGCATGAGGCGATGGAACAGAGAACTGTAAGTATTGCAAAGGCTGGATTTAAAATGACATTACCAGCAAAGACACCAATATTGGCAGCCGCAAATCCAAAGTATGGTAAGTATGATATTGACCAAACATTATTAGATAATATAGACATACCTCCACCATTAATTAGTCGATTTGATCTAATATGGCTCATTAGGGATATTATTAATAAGGACAATGATTTACAAAAAGCGAAATTCATACTTGATACATTTACTGGTACAATTGTAAATAATAATAACATGATGAGTTCAGTAGAGTTATCATCATACCTTAGTTATGTTAGAACATTATCCGTAATAATATCAGAAGATACCAAGCGTGAACTTATTGAGATATATAGTAAGATGAGAGACTTGTCTGCAACTGGAATATTTGTGGGCACTAGACAATTAGAGGCATTAGTTAGATTAACTATGGCTCATGCCAAGTTATTACAGAAACCCATAACTGATTTAAACGATGTCAAGTGTGTAAAGAATATAATAGATAACATGTTCAAACAGTTTAATATTAATACTAATGAACCATACTCACAAGATATGGTTGTGATTACGAGGAAGCAAACTAAGGAACACACTGCCGATACTGCGTGGAATTCATGTAAGGGGTATAATGGTGAGGTAAAATATTCTGACTTTATCAAAAAATTGATAGAGAGTGGCAAGTTTGACAGGGATAGTGCAGCCGAATACTTTACAAAGATGGAAAGAGAGTGCATAGTAAAACATTTAGGAGATAATATATATGTCAAAATCTAAAAAGGCTAATATGGAAGATGATTCTATAGAAGATGTCTTGGAAGAAACAGCCGTTGAACCAACAATGAATAAAGTGGGAGAAGTAGATTTATCAATTACACAAATAAAGGGTATAGGTGAAAAGACTTCTGAAAAACTGAATAATTTTGGCGTAATATCATTGTATGATATTTGTGTTCGTGGTGCTAAGGAAATCAGTGAAATTACTGGGGTCGACAAGTCAACCGCAAGTAATTGGGTATTTAAATCACAAAAGATATTGGAAGATAACAACCTTGTAAGACCTACAGACATGACTACTAAGGATTTACTCACCTATCATTCAAATTTACCCAGATTGAAAACCCATTGTACCGAGATAGATAACCTTTTTGGCGGGGGGTTAGTACCAGAATCAGTATATGAGATTTATGGTGAATTTGGGAGTGGTAAAACCCAGTTCTGCCTTTCTCTAACTGCTGAATGTTTGGCAAAAGATGAAAAGATTATTTGGATTGACTGTGAAGATACATTCAGACCCAACAGATTGGTAGAAATAATGGTGGCTAGAGGACTTGTACCAGAAGCCAGTGTTGCCATAGATAAACTTGATAATATCAAGTATTTCCATTGTCCTACGACGGAACAAATGCTGGGTGTAGTAAACTCTCTAAGTAAGATGTTATTAGAATTTAGACCTAGGTTGGTAGTATTGGATGGTGCTATAGGTCAGTTTAGGGAAGAGTATTTGGGTAGGGGCACTTTATCAGAGAGACAAAATGAGATTGCTAGACTTATGACCCACATAAAAAACATATCATACTACTTTAGATGTACCGTTCTATTCACCAATCAAGTTCAATCAGACCCAAGTGTGATGTTTGGTGACCCAATCAAGCCAATAGGTGGTAACGTGGTGGCTCATGCCTCAACATACAGAATCTATTTTAAGAAGTCAGGGAAAAACAGGTTAGCTAAAATGATAGACTCACCCGAACATAAAAATAGAGAAGCAAGTTATATCTTGAATGAAAAAGGTATAGACAACGTTGAATTATAAATGTGTGTGTTGTGGCAAAGAAACTACTCATACTATTTGCTCATTACACTGTTATGATCTATTCTTTAAGAAATAATAACGTTTATATTACCGTATAACGTAATACCGTTTGGGGGCTAGAACCTGATTGAGAGGTCAGGCAAAGGTTAAATGTTCCTTTCGTTGATGCCCTCATTTACTCTCTTTAACTACTTTAATCAACCTATCAAGTGTTTCAGGCTTGAACATTTTTAATACTTCTACTGTCTTATGATGCTTTTTACAAAGAAGTGTGAATCTATTAGGGTCTTTCCTAATTATTGGTAGGACATATTCATTATAAGCATACGTATCTGCAAAATCGGAATATATCTTATCACCGTTAATATATCTCTTATGATGAAACGTAAAGTATTTACCAAACTTTCTATGACAGACATAGCATTTTAAATCAAACTGTGGTAGTGCAGCAACATCATGTTTTAACTTTTCTACTATCTCTTTTCTACCCACAAATAAGTTTATATCTGTAAATATATTAGTTTTATTGATGAGAAAGGATAAAAACGGTAACATTATCGGGTATGGTGAGGATTCTGCCTTAGAGATTCTTATACAATTATTCCCCAATAGGTCAATATCTCGCCAAGTACCCCTAGCTAATTTGTTGGCAGAGGATTGGGTAAGTGACTTGTCAGAAAAACAACAGAAGGAAACCATTGACCTCGTATTATTTGGTACTCCCAATATAGCTGTAAGAATACAGGATGCACATCACAGAGGTAAGATTACAACCATGCGTGACACAGTTCAAAGAAAGACTTTGGAGTGGAATGGTGTAGTAGTAGTAGACCTATTAGATATAGAGTGTCATGAGTTAATGAAGGAGAGAGTTAATAAGAAAAGTATTAGTGAAGTTCTAAGAGCCTTTGAAAGGAACGGAATTACCTAATATTATATTTGTTATCATATTCATATAACACTCTCTACAATATTTATTATTCGACACTGACAGTGACTCCCTTCTACAAAGTTTGCAGGGAATATTAATATTATCTGTAAAAGTCCTTTGGGGGTCTTGAAACAGGGTCATTTATCTCATCCATATACATCTCATTCAGTATTCTATGCTTTTCTTGCAATATCTTCTCCGTAACCATATATAATGAAATATCAATCTCTAGGAAACTCATATTCTGTTTAAGTATTCCATCATCTATCACTTTGTCAAGTTCGGTGGATAGATTCATGATTTTTTCCCAGTTAGGTGCTGGGTTTTTTTCTTCTTCAGGCATGATTTCTATAATATTGCTCATAGTATTAAAATTTATGCCTTAATTTAGCAATTTTCGCATCAATCGTACAAAGTGAATTCCAAGTTATATGCGATTACCGCTTGGTCTAGGTTATCTCCTTGCCTTCAAGCCTAGCATAACATTTACTGCAAGCACCTTTTTGTTTCTTGCCTACGAATTTATGACCGCAACCACATTTGAATAAAAAGTAGGTTTGAGGCATTAAGACATCATCCTGTATCTTTGGCTATGTGCCCTTGCGAATTTATGTGCCTCATTTCTGTTTTTAAACTCATATCTTGCACCAGAACAATCATTATACGTTGTAGTTCTTCCATCACTCCAATGTCGCACATACATTTCATAGCCATATCTGTATTCTTTGACTAGTTTGGCATCTTTTTGTTCTGACTCGTTTCTTTCAAGTTTTTTGGCTGATGTTGTCATAGACTGTGCAACATCATATTGATCATCTAGTGATTGCTCGTATACTTGAAGTTCTTGTTTTTGTAATTCATTCATGCTATATTATAGTAAATGACGTTTTTGTAAGCAAATTGGTCAATTAGCGAACTTCTCTACAATAGCCTGAACGACATTCACTGTAACTGCATTACCCATCTGCCTGTAACGCTGCGTCTTGCTTACACCATCTGTCCAGCCATCAGGAAAACCTTGCAGTCTTTCACATTCTAACGGTGTGAGCATCCTTAGTTTCTCATTGATCTGGTAAACGCCAGTCTTTGAACCCATGCCACCAGAGTTTGCCCTAATTGTTCTTGCAATTCCATCAGGCGAATAAATTCGATATGTGTCCTTGTCTGTATACTGTACCATCTTGATCATTGTCCTTGATCCAGCCCATCCTTTCCAGTAGGTTGATACGAGTGTTCCACTAAGTGGAGTTTGAACGGAGTTCCCTTGTCCTTGTGCTTCTGAAAGTGTGCATACATCGACTTGACTGCCTTCTCCGATAGGAAATATTGCCTGTCGGGATTTTCCTCTAAGATGTCCAATAATGAAGATCCTTTCCCTGTTCTGCGGAACTCCGAAGTCCTTGCTGTTAAGCACTTGCCATTCGTACCAATACCCCAACTCATCCAGCGTTTTGAGGATGGTTTCAAAGGTTCTTCCACTATCGTGGTTAAGCAATCCCTTGACATTTTCAAGGAGTAGAATTTCAGGTCGCTTTTCTTTTGCAATCCTAGCGATTTCAAAAAAGAGCGTGCCTCTGGTATCTTCAAAGCCTCGTCTTGTTCCAACAACACTAAAACTTTGGCAAGGAAACCCTGCACAGAGAAGGTCGAAGTCTGGAAGTCTGCTTGGCTCGATTCTTGTAGCATCCAATTCAGAAGGGTAACACCCGAAGTTTTTTCTGTATGTTTCTCTAGCGTACTTGTCAATCTCACACGCACCTACCACTTCGTGACCTAATCTTGTCAATGCTAGATCGAAGCCACCCACACCACAGAACAATGAAAAACATTTCATGCTGACTCCAACAAACGCTTGTTAGATTTTATTTGTTCTTCTGTTATTTGTTGTGTTTGCATCTGTTATAGATGTAACATATCTTAGTATATATGTGTTATGGTATAACAAAAACAGTGTTTTGAAGGTATAATATAATGGTTGTAATTAGTATGGATTATGTTATATGTCGTTCATACCAGTCAAAAAATCCCATATAAGGAAATCCAAATCTTTATTATTTTAGTGTTTCCATCTTAGGATATGGTAACAATTGATTTAAAGACAACTTCGGGGGAAACAGATGGTATATTTTACCATAATTCAGAACGTATAGTAGTATACTTGGCAAACCATGAGACTTTAACCGATATTTTGAGCACTATTAGACATGAGTTAATTCATCATGCGATATTTAGATGTGGAGAAGATATGGATGATGATCAAGAAGAGAAACTTGTGTTCTTTATGAGTTGGGCAGAAGAGTTCTTATAAATCTTAATTTTAGTCCTAAGTAAACCATTACAACACCCACACCTTCTTCTTTGTAACTTTTTATTTTCTATACATATATGTGACTCTGGAATATATCTTTCACAGTGCTGACAGTATCTAGTTATACCATTTCTACCAAACATACTACATATACCATTACACATAAATATACTGAGGTGAATAGATAAAATTCCATATAAAAAGTTATTCTAGAAAAAAGTCATTTTTTCAATTTAAAATTGTGTACAAATCCTATGGATTTTTTTTAAATAGTGTACAAATGTTAGATTAAAGTGCCTAGTCCTAGGTTCGTAATCTAATATATAAGTCCTTATTAGCTTTATAGTAATAGAATAGCTTATTATCATTCAAGCTAGATAAGTAGTCTATAGTATCAATGTGTGTGGGTATAAATAATATAGTTTGATATCTAATTATTTCATTAATAAAATAACGTCTATCATCTGCGGTTAAAATCATTAGAGTATTTAAATAACTTTGTATTAATAAAGGTATTGACTAACGTAATTCGTCAACTATTATCTTTCTGAACTTTCGCATTAATACATCTACCATATTATCTCCATCAACATTTATAACATTCTTGAATAATTTATGCATTACTGAATCATCATCACCTATGAATATTGGAACTATGTTTCCAATAGTTTTAATCTGCTTAATCTCAGAAGCGCACATTTGTATTGTTTCTTTTTGTTGGGTTTTAATAGAACCTATCATCAAATTCGATGGGGAACCATCTGTCAAGAATATAATTATCTTCTTCCTACCTCTCATATTATGTAATATTGTTTTTGATTTCCTTAATGCTTGAACCGTGGGTGTTTGCTCATACGCAGAATAAACCTTCAATCTATCTATCTTGCTTAGATCATCAATTAGGGTGTATCCCATTTCAGCATCTCTCCCCCCCCATGATATTGCTTTTATTTCTATTTCTTTCTTATCCTTTACAGACCGCATCATTGTCTTAACTATTGTGTGGACAACATCCATCTTTTTAAAACTCTTATCCTTCACCCAATTATCCATAGAGCCACTCGCATCTACAGATAATAGTATTGATAGTTTTATCTTGTTCAACTTTCTATTGAATATCTTTGTGCCACGCTCTTGTATGCTGTTTAGATATGCTCTGAGATTCACACCATCCCCACTATTCATTAGTCTATTCTTTCTATTAGTTACTGTATCTACAGTCTTTCGTATTTCGTTTCTAACCTTAAGTGGTAAAACCATTTCGTGGATTGAAGAAGAAAGGAGGTCTAGATTATTGGTTATATCAATTTCAGTTGCATTATTCTTCATGGTTGAGATGCCTAATTTAGTATTTAACTCTTTAATCTCGTTTTGTTTTTCCTCACTCAAATCAACCCCATCTATTTCATCTTTGTCAAACCCCTCACTAATTGATATTGGGTTTAACATCGTTGAATCAATGCCACCATTAATATTCTCTTTTTGGTCTTTAAACATATTCTCAATATTATTTTGTATGTTTTTTATCTTTTTCTTATTTCTATATTCCTTAGCCTTTAATGCTTTCATTTTCTTTTTATAGTCACTATTTATCGAAGCTCTTTTCATTTGTCGGTCTTGTTCTAATTTATTAACCTCGTCTTCGTTTTTACATTTAGATACTGCTTCTCTAAACTCATCACGCATATTATCTATTTCGTGGTTAGTCTGTGTAGTTTGATTCATTCCCTCTGTTCTAATATCCCGTATATTTTGTTCATGCTTATCAATCTTATCATTATCACTCTTTAATTTATCCAACATGTTATCTAGATATGGGTGATAGTAGTTTTTACAAAATTCTCTAAATATTTTAATCATGCCTTTATGTGATTGCATGTTAAGACTCTCATGTATATTCATGTATGTATCCTGTTCAGCTTCGGGCAGCAGTTCATTATCAAAGAATCTAGTAGCAAGTAGTTTAGATGCTGGATCATCCAGTGTCTTCGTGCTACCTTTCATACTCTTTCTAACTTTTATATATCCATCAGCTCTTCCAATCCTGCCATAACCATCCTTACTTTCCATCCTCACATCCTCCATTATATTAAAAAGCGATATATGTGCATTTATAATTCCTTTACCTATAAACGTGTCTGCAAAATCGCTTGTTAAATATAACTCATTGGGGTGTAGCTTGCTACATACTTTATCTAGATATTCAGTCGTCACCATTTTCAGCGATGCTAGGAAGCTACGTTTAAAACTTTCTTGTACTATATGCCCAAGCTCATGCTTTAATATTGTTAGTATTTGTTCAGTAGACATACTCATATTGACATAGACATTATATATTTCACCACGTTTATCATTTACTTTAACGGTGTATCCCTTTACGTTATCTTTAGCATGAAATAGAATTATATCACATCCTGTCTTTTCCCTAGCAATCTGTATGTAGTCATTCATTATATTATCGATTGATCTCATTGTTGTACTACCTCCAAGATATGTTTAAAGTGTAACTCCAAACACATCTGCTATCTTATCCTTTACTATCGTTCTTTGCTCTTCAGTTGGCATTTTAAATACTACTGCCATCTCTAATGCCATTCGTATTGCCATGTCATGTGCGCTATTAGCGGTATCTACTGTAGGGTTTGGATTGCGTAGGGCATATATGTTCGCAAACTGTTGCAAACTCCTAGTAGATAGTGAGTAGTCAAGTGAGCCATTATTACGCAGGTTTCGTATATCATTTGCCAGCAATAATATCCTATCTATGTCGCCAGCACTCATGGTCTTCCAATTTACTATTGCCTTGATTATATTGTCGGGAGGTAGCTTGATTATTTTTCCCATAATCCTATCTGCCAAATCCTCGTTCAATGAGTTGACACCACTATATGATAGTGGATTCATTGTGCCTATTAAGGTCAACACACATCCATGATTCACCCTAAATATATGGGAGTTTGCTACACACATTCTTCTATCATCTGTCACACTATTAATTAACTTCTGCGTGTCTGTGGGCAGGGCGTTTATCTCATCCAAGTATATCACTGCATTACCAAACTTATTGGCACACATTATTCCAATAGGTAATATACCTAATTGAAATGCAAACGTTCCATCTTTCCTAATTACTGTGTGACCCAATAGGTCAGAATCACTAGTGGAACTAGAACAATTGTATGGAATCATGTGGGTTTTCAGGACTGTACATAGGTCATTAATTAGTAGCGTCTTACCTAATCCCTTATCTCCCTCCAATATGAAATGGAATCCAGCCTTAATCATAGACTCACATTCACTGGCTTCTCCGTTAATGTCCCTATATTCTATACCATAGTTCCTAGGTTCATACAATTCATAGTTAACCTCTACGAATGGTGTGCCATTTACATTTGAATTAAAATTCTCAGATGTATTTGACGATTCTTTTATTTGATTTTGCTTTGTCATGCCGTGCCTAACCCCACCAAAGGATATAAGTCTTTTGGGACATTATTCTATTACCTTAGTTTGTATATGTTCTTCTCTATTATTGTCTAGTTGAAAGTCTTTAATCAGACCCGTATCTATGTTGATTACTGCATCACATCCTATTGGTATATCATATACCTTATCATCATTTCTAATAGTAACTATTGGATTACCGCCCAACTTGATATTTTCTACACATCCTCTTCTTAATGTCCTTATACTCCTACCATGTATTACATGACGTAATGCCTTAGTAGTTGTAATAGATCTCCAACCAGCGGGGGTAATATACACATTACCCATACTCCACCATGCTATTCTATTGGTGAATAGTAATAGTTCATCACCAGTAGATATATAATTCCCTGAATGTTTGACACCACCATCTAGAAATGCATCTATTACATCATGACGGTTTATCATTTATAATCCTCCATTCTATAGGGTTTTAGACTCCTATATATCCTCAATGTGCTTTCTACAGTGGCTATCATCTTAATAGTATCCACATTCAATGTCCTATTTAGACAATCAAAAATATCTAGTTGTATGTTTTGTTTTTTATTTAAGAGTTGCTGGATTGATCTAGTTAGTACGTGCATTGTTTTCTCGAAGTTTGCATCATCCTTTATAAGATTACCAGATACACACATAAGGTATCCAGTAACTAGACACTCTAGTTCACTCTTACTCAGGTCACTATGTTCAGGTATATCGGGAGTATTCATCTTACCATTCCTCTCCATCCTGATTAAATTCATCATACTTCATATATGAAACTCCCTCAGAATCATACTTTATTCGTTGATGATAGACACATCCATCTTCATCTTGTGGTGTTTCATATCCGCATATATTGCAGTATGCTTTATTGGGAGTATTCATAATACCACTCCATTATACATGTATATATCCGTAGTTGAAACAATGGAATATACACATATATTTATCATATATGTTGTTTCGGTCATACCGTGCCTAACACATGCATCCGTTATAAATCTTTTGGTGCAATATGTTATTTATTGATATGATATAGTATACGTTCTAATATATCAAGCACATGGTCAAGCTCTGCAATTCTATCATCATTATCTAATAAACCCATCACATCTTGTATTCTACCTTGTGCATCTTTTATAGAACTAATTACATCCATTATAAATCACCCCCCGTAATATTAACAAACATATTACCAATACACCCAACAGTATAATAATTGTAATATAAATGCTCACTTTGATTCATGATAGTATAGTCTAGTAGACCATTAGTATCCCCCATATAAACCTTTCCCAATAGATTTAAATACAATGAATGGAGTTCTAACTTATTATATACTAGTTTAGTACGTAAGCTGCCCCTGTATATATACTCATCATATATACTATATAAGTACCGTACTGTGTTGCTTTTCATAACCCTTACTATATACCGCACGACATATAAATGTTTATTCGCAATAGACTATACTATTAAACTATATTATTAGATTAATATATATTAGAATAGTATATATTAAAATAATTTATATTAAATTAATTTATATTA